TTCCAAGCAGGTTATAATTAATAAATAGATTTGTAGAATTACTAATACTATGAAACCCACTCCAAGAGAAGCAAAACAAATTCACGAGAAGTATGATAGAGTCGTGAAACATCTTATACACGAAAAATATGCTGTTGATAAGGATGCAGCAGATAAAATTATCTCAGGTATGAGTCAAGACTGGTACGATACTATTGTAGAGTAATGAAAACATTTAAACAGTTGCAAGAAATATTAGGTGGTGTACCAGATGATGGATATATTGGACATCCAAGATTGAAAATAGAAAATCCACTTAGCCCACCTAAAGAAAAAACAAAAAAAACTAATGGTGGAAAGGGATTAACTAATAAACTTGGTAATAGAGCAACTGAAATTGAAGATATGATTAAAAAAATGCGTTAATTATGAAACCTGTTATTAATCGTGCTGACATCATCGGTGGTCTAAAGTCAGTTAAACTTGCAAAACTAAATCCTCAGAATTATCAACATGGAGTTGGTGTGTCTGAGGATTTTGAATTACTATATAACTATAAAAAAAATTATGAAAATTGATACACAAGGAATGTCACTTGGAGATGGTAAGAGTAAAAAAAGTCTTGAAGAACAACGTGATGCTATTCCACCTATGGAAGTAAATAAAATGAATCTTCTTAGTGATTCTCTAAAAGTAGAACTAAAAGAACTTATAAATGAAGTTCTAGATGAAAGAGCTTGGTCACACATACCATCAGTTGAAATGCTAGATTCAATTAATATTACAGGAAATATAGACCTAAAGTAGTGTACTAAATAATTCTATATTGATATAGGATTATGACTAGTTTGATTATATCAAAGAAGAATGAAGTTCATCTTCATATTGAATCTGATATTCACGTATATTATGAGTTGGCAGACTACTTCACATTTGAAGTACCTGGTGCAAAGTTTATGCCGACTTATAAAAATAAGTATTGGGACGGAAAGATAAGGTTATTTAATATTCAAAATGGACAGATATATGTTGGTCTTTTAGATAAAGTCATACAATTTTGTAAAGATCACGAATACACATACGAATTTCAAGAGAGCAAATATTATGGTTTACCTTTTGAGGTAAATCCAAACATCTCAAAAGAAGGTGTTAAAGATTATGTGACATCAATATCTAAGTATAAACCTAGAGATTATCAGGTTGATGGAATATATGATGCCTTAAAATATAATCGTAAACTATTGATATCTCCAACTGCTTCAGGAAAGTCGCTGATGATATACGGGATTGTGCGATATTTTGTTGAAAGAAGGCAAAATACTCTGATTGTTGTTCCAACGACATCCCTTGTAGAACAAATGTATAAAGACTTTGCGGACTATGGTTGGGATGTTGGTTCATATTGTCATAAAATATATGCTGGAAAAGAAAGACAGACCGACTCTCAAGTTATTATTACAACGTGGCAATCTATCTATAAACTCCCTCGAAAGTATTTTGAGAGATTTTCTGTGGTGGTAGGTGATGAAGCACATCAATTTAAATCAAAGTCATTAATATCTATCATGACAAAACTTGGAAATGCCAAGTATCGTTACGGTTTTACAGGAACTCTTGATGGAACACAAACACATAAGTGGGTATTGGAAGGTCTCTTCGGTCCTTCTTATAAAATTATTAAGACAGACGAACTCATGAAGAAAGGTCATGTTGCGACGTTGGACATTAACGTGCTTCTATTGAAACACCCACCAAATAAATTTGAAACATTTGAGGATGAGATACAGTATATTATAACTCATAATCGAAGAAATAACTTCATTCGTAATCTTGCATTAGACTTAAAAGGAAACACTCTAATTTTATTTGCAAGAGTTGAAGGTCATGGAGAACCTTTATATAACATGATAAATAGTAATAGTATTATTGATCGTCATGTGTTTTTTGTTCATGGTGGTGTTGCCACGGAGGACAGGGAGAGAGTCAGAGAAATCACTGAAAGTGAGAATAATGCGATTATCGTTGCCTCTTACGGGACTTTTTCCACTGGCATCAACATCAAAAACCTTCATAATATAATTTTTGCATCTCCCTCAAAGTCAAGAATACGTAACCTACAATCGATAGGTCGTGTTCTTCGTAAAGGAAGTAACAAAACAAAAGCAACACTATATGATATCGCTGATGATATCAGTTATAAATCAAGAAGAAATTACACACTTAATCATTTGATTGAAAGAATTAAAGTTTATAATGAAGAGAACTTTAACTATGATATAGTTAACATACCACTGAAAAAATAATGGGAGACGAATTTCACGCAGTATTAAAATTAGTCACAGGTGAAGAAATCTTTGCCTTAGTCTCTGTCGATGAGAATGACGGAGACCCAATTATTATGCTTTCAAATCCTGTAATTATGAAAATGTTATATTCACCTGCAGGTCAGTATGTGAAGGTTCGTCCGTGGTTAGAACTCCCTACTGAAGATCTTTTCTTGTTAAAATATGATAAGATAGTTACTATGTCAGAAATTAGTGACACAAGAATGATTCAGTTTTATGAAAAGTATTTAAACGATGAAGATATAGATATTGAGTTAGACGGTAGAGTATCTTTAAATAATAAGATGGGATTAGTCTCAACTGTTGAAGATGCTCGCCATAGCCTTGAAAAGATATTTAAGATTAGTAAAGATAAGCCTACTAATCCTTGAAACCCTACAAAGGGTATTGTACATATATTTCACTGACTTGTCAAGTCCTATAAATTATGTTATACTATCAATATATTAAGTCAGGTATATGGTAAAGAAAAAATCTGAACATTATGTTAACAATAAGGAATTATTAGAAGCATTAATTGTTTATAGAGCAAAGGTTGCTACTGCAAAGGAAAATGATGAACCCAAACCAAGAATTACAAACTATCTCGGCAGTTGTTTTCTGAAGATTGCAACACACTTGTCATATAAACCAAACTTTGTCAATTATATGTTTCGTGATGATATGATATCTGATGGTATTGAAAACTGTGTTCAGTATATTCATAACTTCGACCCTGAGAAGTCTCGTAATCCTTTTGCATACTTTACCCAGATTATACACTATGCCTTTCTGAGACGCATACAGAAGGAGAAGAAGCAATTGGAAATCAAAACAAAGATAATTGAGAAGAGTGGATTTGATGAAGTGATGACTGTCGATGATGGTGCACTTGCAGGTAGTAGTTCAGATTACAATACAATTAAAGATAATATTCAATATAAGTCTTCCAATAGATGAACATCGTAATTATTACAGATCAGCATTTCGGTGCAAGAAAAGGTGCTGAATACATTCATAATTATTTTAAGAAGTTTTATGATGATATTTTCTTTCCATATCTTAAAGAAAATAAGATTGATACCATTATTGATATGGGGGACACTTTTGATAACCGTCGTAATATCGACCTAGCATCTCTTGAATGGTCAAAGAAAAACTATTACGATAGATTGCATTCAATGGGCATTACAGTTCATACAATCGTTGGTAATCACACAGCATACTATAAAGATACAAATGAAATTAATACAGTAGATCTCTTATTGAAAGAATATGATAATGTTGTTATCTACTCAGAACCTACTGAAATTAATCTTGATGGATTAGATATCCTAATGCTTCCTTGGATAAATGAGGAGAATCGTTTGCAGACTATGGAAATGATTAAATCATCTAAATCTAAAGTTGTTATGGGTCATCTTGAGTTGAATGGATTTGTTGCAACTCGTGGACATACAATGGAGCATGGTATGGATACGAAGGTTTTTGATAAGTTTGATCGTGTATATTCTGGACATTATCATACAAGATCAAATAATGGAAAGATATATTATTTGGGAAATCCTTATGAAATGTATTGGAATGATGTGAATGATAAAAGAGGTTTTCATCTCTTTGATACTAAAACAGTTGAACATACTCCAATCAATAATCCTCATCGTTTATTCTATAATGTTTACTATGAAGATACAAATTATAAGTTATTCGATAGTCGAGAGTTTAAGCATAAGATAGTTAAACTCATAGTAAAAAAGAAAACCGACCAGAAACAGTTTGAAAAATTTATAGATAAATTATATAACTCTGGTATTCAAGACCTTAAAATTGTTGAAAACTATATTCTTCAAGAAAGTGAGGACTTTGAAGTAGAGGAAACTGAAAATACAATTGGTATATTGAATCGATATATTGATGAATCTGAGTTTGAAGGAGATAAGACTCTCATTAAAGGAATTCTGCAACAAATATACAAGGAGGCTTGCGAGGTAGACTAATGTATCTTCTTACAATAAACGAAAAGCAAGATAACGGTGCATATGCTGTACTGAATCGTTATGGGGAAAAAGTTTTGTTTATGTTTGAGGAAGAAGATGATGCTGAGAGATATGCTATGTTGTTGAATGAAGATGAGGAAGATAGTTCATTAAGTGTAATAGAAGTTGATGATTCACTTGCCATAATGACATGTAAGAGGTATAATTATAAGTATGCTGTGATTACCCCTAACGATATCGTAATTCCACCAAAGAATGATAACATTTCAAAAGATTAGATGGAAGAATTTTCTCTCAACAGGAGATCATTTTTCAGAAATTGACTTTATTAAAAACGGAACAAACCTTATTGTAGGAACGAATGGTACAGGTAAATCTACTGTATTGGATGCACTTACTTTTAGTTTATTTAATAAACCATTTCGCAAAATAAACAAATCTCAATTAGTAAATGCTACAAATGAAAAGGATTGTTTAGTAGAAGTTGAGTTTAATATTAACGGAAAACAATATTTGGTTAGAAGGTCAATTAAACCAAGTCTCTTTGAGATTGAAGTTAATGGGCAGAAAATGCATAAACAATCAGATGATCGTGCAATGCAGAAGATATTGGAAGAAAATATATTGAAAGTAAATTATAAATCTTTCACTCAGATAGTTATCTTGGGTAGCAGTGCGTTTGTTCCCTTTATGCAACTATCAGGATCAAATCGAAGAGATGTAATTGAGGATTTATTGGATATACGTATTTTTTCTGCAATGAATTCAATTATTAAAGATAAGATAAGGAAACAGAAGGAAGACATACAGTTATTAGATTTGAAAAAAGATAATGTGAAAGATAAATTACAGATGCAAGAGAAGTTTATTGAGGAGTTAGATAATCGTGGTAAGGAGAATATAAAAGGTAAAAGAGAAAAAATTAATACTTTAATGGATGAAACAGAAACATATTCATCAACTATTGAAAAGTTGCAGAGTGATGTTTATGAAGTTACTAAAGATCAAGAGAAGGTAACTGGATCAAATAAAAAATTACGGTCTCTTAACAATCTAAAGGGTAAATTATCCAATAAAGTAGCAACGATAACTAAGGAGCATAAGTTCTTTAGCGAAAATGTAACATGCCCTACATGTACCCAACCTATAGAAGAATCGTTTCGATTAAATAGAATTAATGATGCTCAAACTAAAGCCAAAGAGTTGCAATCTGGTTATCAAGAATTAGAAAAAGCAATTAAAAACGAAGAGGAGAGGGAGCATCTTTTTACCAAACTATCAAAGGAGATTACTAAACTCAATAATGATATTTCTCAAAACAATACTCGGATATCTGGATGCAACCGACAAATCAGGGATTTGGAATCAGAAATTCAGACACTTACCACTCAACTTGCGAACAGAAATACTGAACATGGAAAACTAGAAGAGTTTAATAATAGTCTCCAAAGCATTTTTAAAGAACTAGCAGATAAGAAAACTGAAATCATATATCATGATTTTGCATATTCGCTACTGAAAGATGATGGAGTCAAGACAAAAATAATTAAAAAGTATCTACCATTTATTAATCAGCAGGTTAATCGCTATCTGCAGAAGATGGACTTCTATATCAATTTTAAATTGAATGAAGAATTTAGTGAAACGATAGAATCACCGATTCACGAAAACTTTTCATACAGTTCTTTTAGTGAAGGTGAGAAGATGCGTATTGATTTGGCACTACTCTTTACTTGGAGAGAAGTTGCGAGAGTTAAGAACTCAGTCAATACAAACTTACTTATTATGGATGAGGTATTTGATAGTTCTCTTGATGGTATGGGAACTGATGAATTCTTAAAAATTATTCGATATGTGATTAAAGACGCAAATGTATTTGTAATATCACATAAACCAGACTTACAGGAAAAGTTTGAAAATGTTATTCGTTTTGAAAAAATAAAAGGGTTTTCACAAATGGCATCTTGATAAATATTTAAAAAAATAAAATGGTTTGGCATATTAAAAAAACTAGTATAATGGGTAACGAAACAGTTTATTACAAGGGTAATAACTCTTGGACTGTGGATTATACAGACCGTACCACTTATACCTCTCAGGCAAAAGCAAAGGTAGAGAATTTTATTTGGGATAAAAAAACTTCTAGCGGTTGGGATACTACTGCTGTTAACGAGAACGCATAATGAAAAAATTTCATACATTTAAAGAAGATTTAAAGAAAAGTTTAGGTCCATTGAAAGACTTTGGTAAACAATTTGCAGGTGAAGCAGAAAAATTTGCTAAAAGTAAAGAAGCAAAAGATTTAAAAACCAATGCTATGAATTTTATCATCAATAAAGGATATGAAGCATTAGGTAAAGGCAAAAAGGAACTTAGTAATTTTGAGAAAAAAGTAAAAAAATAGTGCTTGCTAAAATATACGATGATAAATTTGATGCCAAGTATCTTCATGATATCTTTGATATTCTTCAAGGTAGGTTAAGATACAGAGCCTGTAATGTTGCTAATACAACTTCTTGGCCATACAAAAAAGAGGGTAGTCACAGATTATTTGGTTCTTCTATCTTTAGGAGAATGCATCCTAATATAATAACATATCTGGATAATGAGAATGCCCCTATCTTTTTTGAACTGTTTGAGCATTTATGTAAACTGCTTGACCTAGACAGTAAGAGTGTCTATCTCGATAGGATAGATGTGAACCTTCAGCATAGTGGATGTGATGGAACGTTACATAGAGACAGTAATGGTCCCACAGATGACTCTCGTTATACTATAATGGTAATGCCTAACCCAATGTGGGAAAAGGAGTGGGGTGGTAAATTTCAAATCTTTTCTATGGATAAAACAGAAATGCTAGAGGAGTATGACTATGTTCCTGGTAGGATTATAATCTTTCCATCTCACTATCCGCATCGAGGATTAGGTTCTACAAAAGAATATCTATATAGATATTCAATAGTATTTGGATTGATCCCATGAATGTACCAAACTGGCAGCATCATTCCAAGAAGGAACAGAAACGCCACCTCAAACCACAAGCACTACGTCAAGCAAGAAAACGACGTGGACAGTTAATAAAGTGTCTACTCAACCGTCCCAAGGGGCGGTTTCGTTGTTATAATAGGTATATCAAACAAAGATAAGATGAAACACGAAATCAAATCAACCCTTGCTAAACTACTTGCTACTGAGGATTTAATAGTAGAGCATAAGAATGTAGAGACAGCACAGTTCAATGTTCATAGTCGAGTTCTAACACTTCCTAATTGGGAGAAAGCAAGTGAAGGTATATTTGATATGCTTGTATGTCACGAAGTCGGTCACGCTCTATACACACCTGATAGAGATTGGACAGAAGGTAGAGTTTTATCTCAGTCTTTTATCAATATTGTAGAGGATGCAAGAATTGAGAAACTAATGAAGCGTAGATATGAAGGTGTATCTAAGACTTTCTTCAATGCTTATAATGAGTTATCTGATATTGATTTCTTTGATATTAATAATAAAGAAGTTAATGAAATGAATCTTGCAGACCGTATTAACCTACACTACAAGATTGGAAACTTTGTTGATATTGATTTCATACCCGAAGAGCAATACTTTATTGATAAGATTAATGTAATCGAAACATTTGATGATGCACTTGATGTTGCAGAAGAATTATATGCATATTGTAAGCAGAAGAAAGCAGAAGAGAAAGAGAAGTTAGATGAAATGCAAAGTAATAACGATATTGATTTTAATATGGAAGGTATGGATAGTGCTGATAGTAGCACAGATGAGAAAGGAGAATATGAAGTTGCTGAGAATACTGAGGGAGAACCACAATCAGTAAACGAATCAGTGATTGAGGACTTTGAGGATTTCATAAAGGATAATCAAGGTGAGCAAGAGTATAATGAAGAACCTGAGTCTGAAACAATGGAAGCATTAAATGATGCACTCAAAAATCTAACAAATACTCAAACAAGAGAGAGTCAGTATATTGAAATACCTGAGTTAAATCTAAAGAATATCATTGTTAATAACGAAAAAGTTCATAAAGATTTAGATGCAGGTTGGGATCAAAATGAAGAAGGTAGAAAAAAATATGTAGCAAAATATAAAGATATGTACACATCTATAGATTTAAGTATACCTATCTGTGAAGAAATTGATAAAATGTATTATAAATTCAAGAAAGATGCACATAAGGAGGTAAACTATCTTGTCAAAGAATTCGAGAGACGCAAGTGTGCAGGAGCTTATGCTCGCTCTTCTACTAGTCGTAC